CTTGATGATACAACAATCACTAACAACTTGATTGATTTTTATGACCCAATTACATCATCTACCTTCGCAGTATTTGACAGTGGGTACAAATACATGTATGATAGGTTTAATGAAGTGTTCCGTTATGTTCCATTAAATGGAGATATTGCGGGATTATGTGCAAGGACTGACATTAATGATTTCCCTTGGTTCTCACCAGCAGGTACAGACAGAGGAGCAATCTTAAATGCAGTTAAACTTCCTTATAATCCAACCAGATTACAGAGAGATAAACTTTATTCAAATCGAATAAATCCAGTTATCAACTCACCTGGTGCTGGAATTATATTATTCGGTGATAAAACTGGTTTTGCAAAAGCATCTGCATTTGACAGAATCAATGTTCGTAGACTATTCATCTATGTTGAGAATGGGATAGCAGCTGCTGCAAAAGATCAATTATTTGAATTCAACGATGAGATCACAAGGGCAAACTTTGTGAATATTGTCGAACCTTTCCTAAGAGATGTTCAATCCAAGAGAGGTATTCAAGATTATGTTGTTATTTGTGATGAGACAAATAACACTGCTTCCGTTATAGATAATAACGAATTTATAGCAGATATCTTTATCAAACCAGCAAGATCAATTAACTTCATTGGTCTTACATTTGTTGCCACTCGAACTGGCATCTCATTTGAAGAAGTAATCGGTTCCGTTTAATTAATTTAGAGGTTTAAAACAATGCCTTCACGTCAACAAATCAACAATATTCCACTAAGGAAAATTAGTGATTTCAAAAGTAGATTGTCTGGTGGCGGTGCTAGACCAAACCTCTTTGAGGTAGAGTTAGCATTCCCAGATGCGGTTGCAATCGCAAACGACATCTTACAGAAATCTAGATTTTTAGTTAAAGCAGCAGCACTTCCTGCTTCAACAATTGCTCCAGTCGAAATACCATTCAGAGGTCGTATTTTAAAAGTTGCTGGAGACAGAACATTTGAAACTTGGACTATCACAGTTATCAATGACACAGATTTTGTCATTCGTTCTGCGATGGAAAAATGGATGAATGTAATCAATAAACTAGAAGATGCCACAGGATTAACTGATCCAGATCAGTATCATAAAGATGCTTTTGTTCATCAGTTAGATCGTGATGGTTCGATTCTACGTTCATACAAATTCTGGGATATTTTTCCAACTAATATTTCCACAATTGACCTAAACTATGAGACAACAGACACTATCGAACAGTTTGATGTCGAAATGCAGGTTCACTGGTGGGAAGCATTCAAAGGAACTAGCAGCTCAGCTGGTGGTGAAAATATCAGATAAATAGTAAAATACTAGTTCAATTATAATATGACACGGCTCTTTGGATTTTCCGTTGAGGATAACGAAAAAAAATCACAGACTATAGTTTCACCCGTTCCTGAAAATAATCAGGACGGGTCAGACTTTTATATACAGAGTGGTTTTTATGGATCTTATGTAGATATCGAAGGTGTATATCGAAATGAATTTGATCTAATTAAAAGATATAGAGAGATGGCACTTCATCCAGAAGTTGATGGTGCGATTGAAGACATTGTGAATGAAGCAATTGTTAGTGACCTATATGATTCACCTGTAGAAATTGAATTATCTAATTTAAATGCAAGTGATAAATTAAAGAAGATAATTCGGGAAGAATTTAAAACAATCAAAGAAATATTAGATTTTGATCGAAAGGCTCATGAGATATTTCGTAATTGGTATGTCGATGGTAAATTATGTTATCTTAAGGTTATTGATCAGAAAAGACCACAAGATGGTATTCAAGATTTAAGATATATTGATTCACTTAAAATTAAATATATTCGTAAAGAAAAGAAAAATGATAGAAACGATTACATCAATGTGAATCGAAATAACAATGAAGACCCTGCAACTCTAAATCCTCAGATTGATGAGTACTTTATGTACACACCACAACCATCATATCCAACAAATTTAGTTGCTGGTGGTGGTGCAAGTAAAGGAATTAAGATTGCAAAAGATGCTGTAACATATTGTACATCAGGATTGATTGATAGAAATCGTGGAAATATTCTATCATATATGCATAAAGCAATTAAGGGTTTAAATCAATTACGAATGATTGAAGATAGTCTTGTAATTTATAGATTATCGAGAGCACCTGAAAGAAGAATATTTTATATTGATGTTGGTAATCTACCAAAAATAAAAGCAGAACAATATCTTAAAGAGGTAATGTATCGTTACCGTAATAAGTTAGTTTATAATGCACAAACTGGTGAGGTCAGAGATGATCGTAAGTTCATGTCAATGATGGAAGATTTCTGGTTACCACGTAGAGAAGGTGGTCGTGGAACTGAAATTACTACTTTACCTGGTGGACAAAACTTAGGTGAATTATCAGATATTGAGTATTTCCAAAAGAAACTTTATAGATCATTGAATGTTCCAGAATCACGTATTGCATCTGATGGTGGATTTAACTTAGGTCGTTCATCTGAAATATTGAGAGATGAATTAAAGTTTGCTAAATTTGTTGGACGTTTAAGAAAGAGATTTGCTCAAATGTTTAATGATATGCTCAAGACACAATTAATTCTTAAAAATATCATTACACCACAAGATTGGGAAGCAATTCGTGAACATATTCAATATGATTTTTTATATGATAATCAGTTTGCAGAACTTAAAGAATCGGAATTAATGAATGAAAGACTCGGAACTCTTGCAACAATCGAACCTTATATTGGCAAGTTTTATTCAAATGATTTTGTAAGAAGAAAAGTATTACGTCAAACTGATGCAGAAATCATTGAGATTGATGAGCAAATCGAACAAGAAATTAAAGATGGTATTATTCCAGATCCAAGTGCGGTTGATCCAATTACAGGAGAACCACTCGAAGGTGGTGGAGATTTAGGTGATGTTCCAATGGAACCAGAAATTGATGGTAGTGTCACTGACGCACAGTTAAGTAAAGATACCAAATCGGCAGAGATATAAATAAAATATAATGTTATAATTAAAATATGGAAGACATCATCGATTTGATAGCAACAGATTCTGCTGCATCCGAGGTCACTACAAAACTCAAAGACATTCTTTTTACAAAATCTGCAGAAAGAATTGAGTCTCAGAGACCTAACATTTCAGCATCCATGTTTGGTGAACCAGAACTAGAACCAGAACCAGAACCAACAGAGGAATCTCAATAATGGCAAGATTATTACTAAAAGGAGATGAAATTAATGTACCAAATACTGTTGGTGCTGCATCGAGTTTTTCTGAAGCTCCAGTTGCTCGTTTAGTCAACACATCAACTAGTGTAGATTACATTGTCACTGTTAAAGAGACTGCTGATGGTAGTGCAGCAACAATAGGATCTTTTACTATATTAAGATCAACATCTGAGTTATTAGAAAAATCACCATCACAAGTTGTTTATGTTAATGCTGGAGCTGATGTTAAAGCTTGCAAAGTAGGATTTACCAATTAGAACTATGAAACTTATTACCGAAGAAGTATCAAAAGTAAAATTTATCGTCGAAGGAAAAGGCGCTAAAAAGAAAATGTATATTGAGGGTGTTTTCTTACAAGGAGACATTAAAAACCGTAACGGTAGAATGTATCCAGTTGGAACTCTCTCTCGTGAGGTAAATCGTTATAACGAATCTTTTGTACAAAAAGGTCGTGCACTTGGTGAACTTGGACATCCAGATGGTCCGACTGTAAATCTAGATCGTGTTTCACATAAAATTGTATCACTCACACAAGAGGGAAATAATTTTAAAGGTAAAGCACAACTTCTTGATACACCGATGGGTAAGATTGCAAAGTCACTCATAGGTGAAGGTGTAACACTCGGAGTTTCGTCTCGTGGTGTTGGATCTTTAAAAGAAGATCGTGATGGATGCAAAGTAGTTGGTGAAGATTTTATGTTAGCAACTGCTGCAGATATCGTTGCTGATCCTTCTGCTCCTGATGCATTTGTATCTGGAATTATGGAAGGGAAGGAATGGATTTGGGAAGGAGGAATTCTTCGTGAACACCAAGCAATACAAACAAAAAAGAGAATCAATACTCTTGTAGATCAAGGTAGATTAGAAGAGCATAAATTAGGTTTATTTACTAATTTCTTATCAAATCTATAAGTTCTATAAATAAATACAGAGAAATCTCCTAAAAGGCAACAATTTACACAACATGGAAAACGTAGTAACCAAAGGAGCTAAACCTGCAGAACCAATGCAGAAGCTCACAACAGGTGGTATACCACCATCAGTAGAAGACCTAGGCGGTCCTACACCAGAAAATTATAAACCAGACGACGATTCAGCAAAACTGAAAGATCCTGCAAATATCCTTAAGCAAGTTAAAGATATTGTAAATAAAGGAGCTAAACCAGCAGAACCTATGAAATCATCAGGTATGAAGGAAGAGGAAGCTGAAGTTGAAGGTGAAGTAGTTGCAGAAGAACCTGTTAAAGAGGAAGAAGTTGTAGCAGAAGAACCTGTTGCATCTGAAGAATCTGAGGTTGTTGCCGAAGAGGAAGAGACAGAAGAAGAAGTTGTTACTGAAACTATAGTAAATGTAGAAGAAGACATTGAAGCACTTTTAGAAGGTGAAGAACTTTCTGAAGAGTTTCAAGAAAAAGCAAAAACAATTTTTGAAGCTGCTATCAAAACAAAAATTGCAGAAGTTAAATCAGAACTTCAATCGCAATATGAAGCAACTATTGTAGAAGAAGTTGCTACAGTTAAATCTGAATTAACAGAAAGAATCGACGCATACCTTGAGTATGTTGCCGATGAATGGATGTCCGAGAATCAACTTTCAGTTGAATCAGGACTCAAAACTGAAATGACTGAATCATTCTTAACAGGAATGAAAGGTCTTTTTGAAGATCATTATGTATCAATCCCTGAAGAAAAATATGATGTACTCAATAATATGGTAGATAAACTTGATGAAATGGAAGAAAAACTCAACGAGCAAATCAATAAGAACGTTGCTCTAACTAAGAGATTGTCAGAATCTACTTCTGATGTAATCTTTGCAGATGTCACCGAAGGTCTTGCTGTAACACAGAAAGATAAGTTGGCGAAACTTGTAGAGAATGTTGAGTTTGATAGTGAAGACAAATACCGTGAGAAATTAGTAACATTAAGGGAGTCTTATTTCCCAACTAATGGATCTAATGTTCAAAGGAATGAAACCGAGACTTTATCTGAAGGTACAGAAACAGGTCATCAACAATCAGCAGTCACTGGTGTGATGGAATCTTATCTTCAAACTCTAGGTAGATCCGTTCCTAAAAAATGATTTTTATATCATAAATTCAAACTTTAAACTTTTAACGAGGTAAATTTCAAATGCAAGCTCCTATCAATCATGAGCATCTGCAGGAGAAGTGGAAACCCCTTCTAGATTATGATGGTCTTGATCCAATCAAGGACCAACATAAGAGAATGGTTACCGCACAACTTCTGGAGAACCAAGAAACAGCAATTAGGGAAGAAAGAGAATTTCTTTCAGAAGATGTACCAACAAACAATACAGGTTCCAGTGGAACTAATATAGGTTTAAGTGGTAATGCAACAGGTGCAATCAAAGGTTTCGACCCAGTATTAATCAGCTTGATCCGTCGTTCAATGCCTAACTTGGTCGCATATGACCTAGCAGGTGTTCAACCAATGACTGGTCCTACTGGATTAATCTTCGCAATGAGATCCAGATTCACCAACCAGAGTGGAACAGAAGCACTATTCAACGAAGCAGATACTTCATTCTCTGCAGTTAGTGCTAACAAAGCAACTACTGACATTGGTAGTGGATACGTATCAGGATCTAACGGATCAACCGTTGGTTTCGGTACAACTTCTCAAAGTGGATCTGTAGCAACAAACTCTAGCAATCCAGGTCTTCTTAACCCAAGTTCAGCAGCAGAACAGAGAAAGTATGCTGTTGGTCAGGGTATGGACACAGAGAATTCTGAAGCACTTGGCACAGACAGCTCACCAGCTTTCAACGAAATGGCATTCTCAATCGAGAAGGTCACCGTTACTGCGAAGTCCAGAGCACTAAAGGCAGAGTATAGTTTAGAACTTGCTCAAGACCTTAAGGCAATCCATGGTCTAAATGCAGAAGCTGAATTAGCAAACATTCTTTCAACAGAGATACTTGCTGAGATCAACAGAGAAGTTATCAGAACAATCTATAAGGTTGCTGAAACTGGTGCACAGACAAACGTTGCTGAAACTGGTAAGTTCGACTTAGACATCGACTCTAACGGTAGATGGTCAGTTGAGAAATTCAAAGGTCTTATCTTCCAAATCGAAAGAGATGCAAACAGAATTGCACAGAGAACTCGTAGAGGAAAGGGTAACATGATCCTTTGTTCTGCTGACGTTGCTTCTGCATTAACAATGGCTGGTGTACTTGATTACACTCCTGCACTTAATGCAAACTTAAACGTTGATGACACAGGCAACACATTTGCTGGTGTTCTTCAAGGTAAGTACAGAGTATACATCGACCCATTCTCTGCAAACTCACCATCAGGTGGTCAGCAGTATTATGTTGTTGGATACAAAGGTACATCACCTTATGATGCAGGACTGTTCTACTGCCCTTATGTACCATTACAGATGGTAAGAGCAGTTGGAGAGAACTCCTTCCAGCCAAAAATCGGCTTTAAGACAAGATACGGTATCGTTGCAAACCCATTTGCTGAAGGTACTACTGAAGGTCTTGGTAAAATTATTGCTAATAGCAATAGATACTATCAGAGAGTTCAAGTTAAGAACCTTATGTAGTATTAATTACATATCACTAAAAGACTCCTTCGGGGGTCTTTTTCTTTGCGTATAAATACTTATATGAAAGATAAGAAAGCAGCTAAAAAAATAATTAAAATTGCAAAATGTTGTCCAGAGTATTACACAGAAGCAGAAGTAACTTACGCAAAAATTATTAAAAAAAGAATTAAGTATCTTGAAAAAGATTCTAAATAGTTAAAAACTAATATGAAAAATTTTAGAGAGTTTATGGAGACTGTGGACTCTGATGAAAGACCCACAGAAACTCGAGCTGATATTGCCAAAAGAAAATTTTCTATGTCAAAAGATACTCCAACTACAACAAGCACTTCACATAAAACTGGATCCGCAATTCAAAAAGGTGGTGCACGTTTCTTTAGTACAAAGAAGAAAGCAAAGGTTGAAATAAAAGACGAGGAGGAAGATTAATGCCTTATCACATTAAAAAAACAAGTATTTTAGGATCTGCTGTTCCAACTAATGGTACTGAATATTATGCTGGAGATAATAAGTGGACTAATGATTATGAAAATCGTAAAGTATATGTAAATGAAGCAGATGCAAACTCTCAACAAGCAACTACCATATCCAGAACGATGGGAGATAAAACATATACATATCAACCAGAATGGTGGAAAAACTCAGTTGTAGTAAGTGAATAATCATGGCAAGAATTTATTCAAACCAAATTGAAAACCGTAACTTTCTATCTCCAATTGGATTTAAATTTACGTTATCAAAAACACCAAAAGTAACATTTTTTTCAAACTCAAGTCGCATACCTGAGATATCTCTTGGTACAGCATTGCAACCAAGTTACTTGAAAGATATTGATATACCTGGTGATAAGTTACAATATGGTGAATTTTCTCTCAGATTCCTAGTCGATGAGAATCTAGAAAATTATATGGCAATACATAATTGGTTGACAGGACTCGGATATCCAGAAACAACTGATCAATTTAAAAAGGCAACAACTGATGAAGATGGATTAAAAGATAGAGAACTAATTTTTAGTGATGGCAATCTACATATATTGAATAGTAACTTTAATACAACTGCAATCGTCAAATTCCTTGATTTATTTCCTATTAGTTTATCATCACTCGAATTCGAAGCTACAGAAACAGATATCAATTACTTTACAGCAGATGCAATTTTTCGATATACAGTGTATAATATAGTTAAACCAGACGGAAGAACTCCTTTATGAATCTTGATGAAATTCAGGAAATGTGGGAAAGAGATGCTACCATAGATCCTGATAACCTACATGATGAGTCACTAAAAATACCTCAGTTACATGCAAAGTATTATACAGTTTATAATACCATTACTTTGATGCGCGAGAAAGCAAAAGATCAGAGAGCAAAAGTTAAATTGGAAAGATATAATTACTATACAGGAAAGGCAGATCCCAAGGTTTATGAGGAAGACCCATTTCCGTATAAGGTAAGAGAAAAGGATGCAATACAGAGGCACCTAGATGCCGATGAGAGGTTGAATAAGATAGATTTAAAGATAAGATACTACGATACTACCCTTAAGTTTCTAGAGGAAATTATACGAACAGTATCAAATCGTACTTATCAAATTAAAAATGCTATTGAATGGCATCGATTCCAGTCTGGGTTTACTTAAAATGAAAGATTTTGATATAAGCAGTACATTTACCATACCTTTGATTCAATTAAAAATTGAAGAAGATACTAGTGAATTATTATCATATACAAAATATGTTGAAAATTCATACCAAGATCCTTCTGGTCTTGGTAAAACTGATAATAGAGTATTGGAAAAATTTCCAAAAACAAAAAAAATTTTTCTCGATTTATTCAACAACATTGCCAACTACGAATTAGGTGTAAGTAACAAATTTACAATTACTACTTCATGGATGACTAAGACAGCAAAAGGGGAACGATCCCAAATTCATAATCACAAAAATTGTTATTTTAGTGCAGTATATTACTTTGATAATGAATATGAAAAAAACGCAGGTGCTATAGAGTTTTTTAATCCATTAGAAGATCACTCATCATATACCTTAAACTATCATGAAATAAATCCTTTTACTGCAGGGACTATAGCAATAACTCCAGAACCAAAGAAAGTATTATTCTTTCCAAGTTTTCTTAAACATGCAATTATGACTCATCAAGGTGAAAAAATAAGAAAATCTTTAGCCTTTAATTATGTTCCTATAGACAATTATGGGTTTGAAGATTCTACGTATAATCAATCCTGGATACCTAGCTAAATAAAATCAAATGAGCATATTTTATGTCACATTTGATTATATCAAAGAAGAATGAAGTTTATCTTAAAATAGATGCGGAACCTCATATTTATTATGAGTTGTCTGATCAATTCACCTTCGATATTCCAAATGCAAAGTTTTCTCCAGCATACAGAAATAAGTATTGGGATGGAAAGATAAGACTATTCAATACTCAGAAGCAAGAAATATACATAGG